TTAGTGTGCCATATGATATACCAGACTTGTCTGCTTTCTTTTGAAGAGCATCGTCTTTCTCTGAAATTGATTTCTGAGTTTTCTCAATCATTTTTTCAACAACTTTACCTAGTTGTTCTTCCCAAGTATCACCATATCTCTTTTGATACTTAGCAATGGTTGTTTCACTCTCTGCCCATTCTTTAATATCTTTTAAATGTATTCCATATTCTACTGGATCAAACTTGCCCATATGTGGTGCCATGTTAAATTTGATGGCGCCATTTCGATTTGCCTTTTCTTTTGGCGTAATCTTTTTAGCATGATCAGCATAATCTTTTCCAATTTCATATGCCTCACCTTGTGCTCTTTTAATTTGTTGTTGAGTAGGTGCGCCTTTCTCACCTTTCTTTCTCATTGGTCTGCCTTCTTTTCTTTTCTTATGAATGTTCGCCCAAAGGCCAGGTCGACTTTCATTCACTTCACCGTACATCTTTTTAAACTGTTTAGTATATGTACTTGGTTTCGTTTTCGCATCTTTATCACCAGGTGCTGGTTTGTATGCGTTCGGATTATCATCATCCATCTTAGAGCCTTTCTTAAAGTGAGCTGCCCTTTTATCTTTAGTTTTCTTAGACACTCCCTTATAATATTTTTTAGGTTGTGTACCAGGTTTATCATCTACATCGGGATCCTGTTTAACTTTAACGTCTTCTAAGAAGTCGTCATCGTCATCGTCTAATGCATCAGAATTTTTCTGTAACACAACGTCTTTTACTTTTTCTTTTTGTACATCTGTTGATTCCATCATTTCTATTTGTGCCTCATCTACGGCACAACATTCATGTAACCAAGCTTTCTTAACTCCACCGTCTTCCATTTCATATACGAGATAGTTGGTTCCCCTTTTAATGATTTTACCAATAGAACAATCATTCATGTTTTCTACATAATCACCAAGATTGAATACATTTTCTTCAACGTATTCTTGTCGTAATTCTTGTTTTTCAAAATCTTCTAAACTCATTATAGGTTTCATTTGAACTCCAAATCCTTTTTGTGATTTAATGCCCATTGCTGTTCTTAAATCTTTAAATAGTTTCTTTCCATCTGCGTCTTTCATTTTGACTGGCAGACCTTTTCTAAAGCTGTTATAGTCTCCTCTAACAGCAAACAATCTCATTTTAGTACCTGATATTCCAGAAGTACCTTGTGCGTCAGGATCTCTTTCACCAGCACTGACTACCTCTGTTTTATCAAAGTTAAAATCTTTTCCATTATATTGTGTAATTAATCTTTTAAATTCATTCACACGATCACTACCTGCAATCATATAAACGTCTGAATACTTTTTATCTAAAGCATTCTTCAATACTTCCATAAACGTTCTAGTGTTACCACCTGCGGCAACAAACTTTATGTTTCTGTATAAAGGTTGTAGATACTTAATCTTTGTTCGTGCGTCTAAAGGATTCTTACTTCTATCCTGAGATGCACTTACATAGATGATACCATCACCTTTAATTCTTCTGGCAATCGCTTCTACTTTCTGGATCAGTTTTTCATGTCCAGCAGTAGGTGGGTTCATACGACCAAAAGCAAATGCTACTGCCTTAGGTCTTTTACCCTTTGCCAAAAATTCTTTTAGTGTCTTCTTCATCTTCCTAATTTTTTACTACGTCCTAATGGTAGAGCTTGTCTCTTTGTATATACTCCACCTTTTTTTGCTTCCCACTCCACTGTTACTTCTTTTGCTTTTGTGTTGTTTTGAAAAGACTTAACTGCTTTTCTAAACGACATTGCTTCAACGTTCTTAGGTTCTTCACCTGTTTCATAAAATGTATATTGTCTTAACTTGCTCATGCTACTTTACTTGTTCCTTTATCCCAACGTTTTGCAGCTGTGAAATTAGCTGCAGAAAACTCTAGTCGATCAACTAACTTTCTCGCTGTACCTTTACCATCAACTACTACGTAACCCTCTGGATTAGTTACTTCTAATCCGTTACCTTTGACAACAAATGTACCAATCGATGTTGCTTTGTTTAGTTTATCAACAACAACTTTCTTTGCACGTTGAATTGTTTTGTATGTTGCTATCGCAAAGTAAACCTGTTCACCTGCACGATCTATAAATCTTAGACCGTCATCAAGTATTTTCTTATATTTATCTTTCGATTCTTGTCTCTTAACTTTATCAATAGCCGCACCAACTTTACCCTCATAGTAGTTTCTGAAACCTGATACTGCTTTTGTAGTTGTTGGTACGTCTTGCATTTGTCTAATAAAAGTATTTAAATATGTTTTTAAATTTAAACCTACCGAATAATCCGATAGGTCTGTTTGCATTTTATTTAATAATGATGTTGACTTCTTCAATGAACCTCTTGCCATGTTTAACATTTTAGTAAGTTGTTCACCCTCACCTAAAGTCATCATCACGTTACCTGTTACATCTTTATACGTTGCATCGTCAAACCATACATTGGGAGAACGTCTGAGTTTCGATACATCTGCACCAAAAGATGCTTTTAACTTGTCGATAGATGAGCCTCGATATGTTGTGTGAAAGATAATTCCTATTTTTGCTCTTGCAATTCTTTGACCTAGACCAGTATTCTCTGGCACTGTATAAACAATCGTGTTTGGTTGAAATGAAATCACTTGTTCTTTTTTACCAGATGGTGAAGTAATACCTCTAGTCTTTTTTATCTTTTGTGTAAACATAAGATCGCCTTGTAGAATACCTTTGAAGTTTAAAGGTTTCAAATATAATAGACACTCTCTTAAAATGTTTGCAACTTCGCCTGTATGATTTCTTACAATGTCTGCTGGTGTATAATTAATTTTTGGTGTTTTATTAAATAAACTTTTTGTTGCAACAAAGAACTTACCATTTGATGGATCGATACCAGCAACAATCGCTGGTGCGCCATCCCACTTCACAGTAAGATTAACTTTCTTGTTTGATGAACCTTGCAACATATCACGTAACGCATCTAAAAAGTTTAGAGCATTCTCTCCACCTTTTGCACCATTTAGAATAATATCATCTTCTAAATGTTCTAAGTGTGTGTTTGCGTCTTCTACTAATAGATTATACATCAAAATTAATATCCTGTTTTACTCTAACTTCTGGCTCTGCATCTAAGAAGTCAATCAAGTTTTTAAAAGACCTTGAAATATATTCTTTGATTTTACCAAATAGTTCTACAATATAATTTTTTACTCTGTTGTAGATGTCTTTAAGTTTATCCATAATACCTTCGTTCAGTATTTCACCACTGATAGGTTTCATATCTTCTTCTAACTTATCTACAATCAATCCAACTGCTGACCAATATTTGTACTTACCTGTTTTCTTACCACCAACTTTTTGACTAGTTGATTTAAATCGAACAGACACTTTCATTTGATCTGCAATCTTAGAGACATAAGCTTTGTCTGTAACTTTTTTAAGACCTGCCTTCTTACCATCGAATGATGCTGTAAGAAAATGAGTACAACTGCCTGGTGATCTCTTACCAAACTTTGTATCGCCTGACATTGCCTCATATGCAAATGCATTAGCAAAGTCTTTATTGTTTGCAAATATATTTCTTAACTCACCCATAAGTTCTTTATGAGCTTTATTTGCTTTCATTACAACTTTGTCTTTGCCTTTTTTAATTTCTTTACCTAACTCACTACTTGCTGTACTTGCAGGTGCTAGACCTTCAAACATTTCAGTAAGTTTGTTTACCATTTTCTTTTGCATACCATCTACACTCTTTAATGCTGTATAGAAAGTAGCAATAGATTCATTTCTGCCACCACTCATTAACTGAGCTGCAGAACCTGACTTTAATGAGATTTTATTTTTACCGATAACAAAGTCTGTCTTTGGAGTTTTAGTAGAACCTGGAACGGAACCACCTGGCCAATAAGATGACCATTCAGGAGTAACGTTGATAGTGTCAGCACCTAGTACTTGACCTTTACCTGTTACGCCTTTTGACTTTAGAAATTTTGCAACATTTTTGCCGGCACCTGAGGGTATACCATACTTCGATTTCGGTTCTGGATCTCCATTAACCGCAGCGACAATGAACTCTTCCATTTCTTCGCCACGACTTCTAGCCTCAGTCAGCATCATGTGACCTTTTAAACTAAGCATTTTTGCACTTCTCCCATGTACAAACTTATATCACTAATCCCATTACAAGTCAAGTAAATTCGTTAGTAATATTTATAATTCTTTAGTACACAGAAAGTTAGGAATGCCTTGATTATACTTCCATACTTGATGTTTATTCTGGAAATCTGCTAGTTTTTGTGCGTCTTCTTCGAAATCATAGACTGCGACAACTCGCTTGGCGTCTTCTCTGACTTGCCAATAGAGTTCTTTGCCCTTTTTTGCGAGTTTGATTGTGTACTTTAATTTCTTAGAATACACTCTTTTTTTACGAGAAGTTGCCATAAGTATTACCTTTGTTCTTTTTTATATATGATTCGAGGGCATCTTCATCGTTCTCCTCGACTTGTTGACCAACTAAAGTTTGTGCTGATTGTTCAACATCAAATAGTTTCATTCTGGCACGATCTACACCAATAACAAACTTCTTATTCATTGTAGGATCGTTGTATCTATTCTTTAGTTGTTTTACCATCATCTGACCTGCTTGTTCTAACTCATCGTTAGAGATTAACGCAAACATAAAATCTGCTGTTGCAGGTAGACCAAATGATTCGGAAGTATCTTCAAGGCCAACATCTGTAGACACGAAACCTGTTCTTGTAGTTTGTGTCGCTGTCATAATAGGTAAGTTGGATTCTACAGCCAACCCTCTAAGTTCTTCAGCAATTGCCTTAACATATGTGTAACTATTAACATTGGCACCAGGTTTGAAACGTGAACTAGCACAGATATTGATGTAATCAATAAACACAATATCTGGCTTGAACGTTTTCTTCAAAGCCAATTCATTGATCAATGCTTTGAAGTGACCAGCACCAGCAGAGGCCGTAGGATATTCTTTGATAACTAATCTACCTGTTGTTGCCTCTTTGAGTTTTTGTATCTTGTCTGAAAATATTTTCTTGTTCAATGAATGTAAATCATCTGTAGAAATATTAAGTAAGTTTGCATCTATTCTTTCTGCAATTCTTTCCTCTGCCATTTCCATAGTGATATACAAAACATTTTTATTAACTGACAATGCATGTGCAGCCATGTGTGTCATAAACATTGTCTTACCAACACCGGTACCTGCCAATGCAACGTTCAATGTTTTGTTTGGCAAACCACCTTTGGTAATCTTGTTGAAGTATGATAAATCAAATTCAATACGTTCTAATTTTTGATGATAGTAATCAAATCGTTTCTCAACGTCATCTAAGTAATCATGGCCAACATGAGAATCAAAAGAAACACCTAACGCATCACTCAATATTTCAGGAATGGCTTCTGGTGTTCGTTTTGTATCTTTCTTTTCAAGTATCTGAATACCATCCATAACTGCATTATGAATAGCACGATCTTTACAAAACTTCTCTGTAGTTTCTACTAACCAATCTAAATTAATATCTTCAGGTTTCAAAGATTGTATCAATGCGACAATCTGTTTGTATTCTTCATCCGTAATATCTCTACGGTTCTGAATATCAATCTCTAAAGTTTCTCTGGTTGGAAGTTTGTTATACTGAGTTGTGAATTTAAAGATTTCACTGAACAAAATCTTTTCTAAACGATTTGAAAAGTAATCTTCTTTAATAAAAGGTAATACCTTTCTGGAGTATTCTTCGTTATGTATTAGATTTTTAAGTGTGGTTCTCTCTATTCTTTCGTTCATTTCATCTCCAATTGTATGTTCTCATGTAGTATTGTGCTGATTACATCAACAAATTCTCTACTCTCAGTATCGCAATTATTAGGGTTTAGTATTACAGTGTAATCAAATTTAATTCTCAATTGCTTGTCTTCTTCAATAAATTTGACATCACCATAAACATACTGAACACCTTTGAACGGACCATCATCAATTAAAATGAGATCATGTTCATACCTAATATGTTGTACGTATCTATACTTTGTTTTACTAAACCTCGTTTGAGCCATAAGAAAATTCTTTTTTAGCAGCTTCTTCTAACTGTTCCATAATTTCTTTTGTGAAATATTTCTCTGGTTCATTCTGTATAGTTTTCGAATATTGTTTACTGCCATCTGGCAATTCAATTCTTGTCGATACTTGTTTGAAGATACCATGTTTTAATGCCAAGTCTAATAGACCATAGTATTTGTCTAAACCTGTTTCATATCTCAATCTTGTATCAACCATTACGTTCTCTTTAGATAATCTACTTTTATGAGTTTTACAATGGATAATGTTACCGATAATATCAGTACCATCTTTTTCTTTTTTCTTAGATAGGTATACGATAGTTGAGGCTGCATACTTCAAGCCTGAACCACCACCCATTTCTTTTTGTGGAAACATTGAACCAATCACATCGTAAGTATGATTAGTAATCACAAGTGGCACTTTCGCTTTACCAAGTTTCAATGTCAATACTCTAAACGCAGCTTTGACAACTTGACTTCGTGTCATGTCTCTTGTTTCTTTACCATCTGCTGTATCTTCAATCTCTTTTGTTGTAGATAACATACCCAAAGAATCTAATACCATAAACAATGGTTTTCTTTTTGTTTCATCTATTTCCAAATAAGAATCCAATACTCTTAATGATTGTGTTCTAAATTCTTGTACTGTTGTCACTGGCATGATTGCAATACGTTTTGTATCAATGCCACGACTTTCAACTAAATCTTTTGTTAATGCACTTTCTGATTCGAAGTATACCACGTTGGCATCTGGATTATTATCCAGAAAGTTTTTCACCATTCCTAATACAAAGAATGTTTTACCAGTTGCACTTTCGCCAGCGATAGCTGTGATCTTATTTCCAGGAAGACCACCTTGAAGTGAACCTGATATCAGGCCGTTGAAAATATACGAACCTGTATCAATGAAATTAGCAACGTCACCTGCCTCAACACCATCGTCAACAATGGCTGCAAATTCATTACCAGTCTCTTTGATTATATCTTTTAAAAAATCACTCATTCAATTACTCCATTTTAATAGGGCTATTATACCACATTTTTTACTTTTTGTCAAGGTTTATTTTACTCAACACGTTATTATATATCGATTCTGCAATCGACTTCATCATTAGAGGGGGCACCATTCTGCCTACTCTTTCTGCCTTTTGATTCCACTTACCAGTGAGTTTGAAGTCATCTGGTAGTGACATTATACGTTTCAGTTCGCCTAGTGTTAGTTTTCTAGGTTCATTCCAATGAAACGCACCTGCGTTTGTTTGACCATTACCCATTGCTGTCAGTGTGGGTGCTGGTGCATATTGTGAAACACGTTTCAAATTAAAGTGATGACCTTTTGGATGATAGTCACCACCAGTCAAAACTTTATCAGGATTAGTCGGCATCTTACTACCTGTGTCTTTCCAATATGCTGTCTTTGTAAACTTCTCAGTTAATTCTTTTACTTCTTCATCATCGTATTGTAAATCAATCAATGCATCTTTTAATG